AGTGGGGAGCTGTACGCCACCAAGAAGGAGGCCCCACGCGATGTCGTCAAGCGCCTTGTACAGGGCCCGAAGCGAACGAAGGAGGTCACCACCTTCTTCAACCCGGGAAGCCGGGAGATGGTGGCTGCGCGGCTGGGTGACAAGTACGGGTGGCTGCCCGGCATCACCGACAAGGGCAATGTGTCTGTGACCGAGCAGTCGCTGCTTGCCACGGACTACCCCGAGGCCCATGCCGTGGCCAAGTACAACATGGCCAGGAAGAGGATGACGCAGCTCACCGACTGGCTCACCCGAGCTGAGCAGGCACCACTCAACGACCAGCTTGGTGTGCTGTACCCGTCCATCAACCCGCACGCCACGCCAACGGCTCGCATGTCGCACTCGCAGCCCAATCAGACAGCGTGCCCTCGCGTGCTGTCCAACGATGACGGACCCATCCTAGGGTACCTTGGTCGCTGGGGCTACGAGATGCGCAGCATGTGGAAGCCAAGGCCCGGCATGGTCATGATCGGTGGGGATGCCAGTGGTATCGACCTTCGGGCTATGGCGAGCTACCTGTCGAGGTGGGACGACGGGCTGTACATCGAGCACATCCTGTCGGGTGACATTCACACGATCAACCAGAAGGCTGGCGGTCTGGACACCCGACCGCAGGGGAAGGAAACTAGCTACGCCTTCTTCTACGGCTCCGGCAACGAGACGCTGGGTGACACCATCATGCACCACAGCTCACTGTCGCCCGAGCAGCGCAAGCAGTACGCAGGCAAGAAGATGTCCGACATCGGGGCCAAGTACAAGCGCACGTTCAAGCTCAAGACCAAGGGGTTCTCTCAGTTCCTGAACTGGTGCAAGGCTGTGGCCCGTAGCAAGGGGTTCATGCGCTTGCCTGACGGACGCCGCGGACCTGTGCGCAAGGAGTACGCGGCCCTGAACACCCTCGTGCAGGGTACGGCGGGTATCGTCATGAAGCTGGCCCTCGTGCTGCTGCATGACGCGCTGATCGAGTCCGGGCTGGTCAAGAACGTGGACTTCGCGTTCCTGCTGAACGCCCATGATGAGATGCAGCTGGAAGGCAGGCCAGAGCACGCCGAGTTCATCGGCCGTACGCTGGTGTGGGCCATCGAGGAGGCAGGGAAGCGCCTCAAGCTGAAGTGCCCGATGACGGGCGAGTACAAGGTCGGCTCATCGTGGGCCGATACACACTGATGGAGAGACACATGCTTCGAATCATTGCATTCGCAGGGCACGGACGAGCCGGCAAGAGCATCGCTGCTGAGTACGCCGCCAAGTGGCTGTATAATGCCGGCTACGTACCGCACCCTAGCAGCTTCGCTGGCCCGCTGAAGGAGGCAGTCCACAGCTTGGGCGCCACCAAGGCCGATCAGCCCGAGCTGTACCGCAAGCTGTGCCAGTGCGTCGGGTCGAGACTGCGTGACCGCAGCTTTGTGCCCGGGGTGACTGGGACCGACTACTGGGTAGACCGGATGGAGTTCCTGTACCAACAGATCGACGCCATGGCCGGGGGAGACCGGCTGATGGTGATCGACGACCTACGGTACGCCAACGAGGTTCAGTGGGTCCTGTCTCACGGGGGCCTCACCGTCTACCTTGACGCCGGCCGTAGGCTGGAGCTGAACCCGAAGCGTCGTCCTTCCACAGGTTGGAGGGCCGACCCAAGCGAGGACTTGGCGTGGGACTATGATGGCGGATACTGCGACGAGATGTTCGACACCGCGCTGACCAACAACGGAACTCTGAGCGAGCTGGAGATCAGCGTGCGTTCCCGGATAACTGCGTACCTCCCATCGCTGCCGCTCAAGAGGGAGACCGAGTGATGGGTGACCTACACGAGTACCACACCAAGCGCACTGCGCTGATCGACGCCGACTACATCGCGTACCAGTCGGCGGCGTGGGCACACAGCCACCAGAAGGATCTTCAGGAACTGGATGACCGACTGATGGAGACCCTCGGGCTGTGGGTGGACATGGCCTGCGCCACCAACGCCTTCCTGTTCTTCTCCTGCTCACGCGGTGACAACTTCCGGCGTGACCTGTACCCCCCGTACAAGGCTCACCGTGAATCTGTCGGGCCGCCGATGCTGGCAGCTGCGCACAAGATGCTGCAGGGCACCGAGTTCCGTTGGTTCAAGCTGGACAACGTGGAGGCCGACGACCTGATCGGTATTGCCATGACCAACGACAAGGTCGACAACCCGGTGTGCGTTACGCGGGACAAGGACCTGCTCCAGATCCCGGGGTGGCACCTGAATCCGTTCACGCAGGACTTCCCGTCTTACGTTTCCCCGGATGACGCCGACCGACTGTTCTACACTCAGTGGTTGACGGGTGACTCTGTCGACGGGTTCCCGGGGATCAAGGGCGTCGGGCCGGCGAAGGCGCAGAAGCTGCTGGAGCGACACACACTGCCATCGCAGATGCGGCTGGCCGTGTTCGAAGCTTACGACAAGGCAGGCATCAGCGAAGATGACGCGCTCGTACAGGCGCGGTGCGCTCGCATCCTCCGCGCAGAGGACTGGGACAGCGCGAAGCAAGAGCCGATCCTATGGGGAGCAACAACGTGAAATTGGGGTTATGTGAACAAGCGCACGATGTTAGCCTCCTGTTCGTGGGTCCCATGAGGACCACGCCAAGACCTATCAGGTGGACTCAGAGGCGCTACGCCCACGTCTACCCCTCCGTCTACGGGATGTATCGCATATCCGTCGATAGCGGCCGAGACACCCAGTGGGTGAACTGGGAGACGATGGCCAGACTGCTGCTGAAGGGGGGCGATCCGCCCTGTGTGGTGGCCCGGACCACTGAGGAGTCCATGACCGCCCACTGCAACGCGCGCCGTGTCCTAGGGCACAGCGAGTCGGTCTCCGTGGAGCGCTGGACTACCTATCTTGACATCCTCATGCCATGGGTGGACATCCGCCCGAACAACTGCGTGAGGGTGGCCCGATCGGTGGCCCTGAGCTACATGCCGAACGCCAACCTAACAGCCAAGACCCCCGCCGGGCTCCTCAAGGAGCTGGAGGGCCGGGGGTGGCGGATCGGGGCCCAACCATGAGCGTCGGAAATCTCCCATTCGTCTCGACCGAGCTGGTCGAGTACCTTGAGACCATCTTCCCGGGGCGCCACCCGGACGTTCTGTCCATGCCACAGCCAGAACAAGCCATCCTCCACGTAGCCGCAGAGCAAGGGCGTCGGGAGGTCATGAACCGACTCCGCTCTATGCACGAGTCGCACCACCCGAACCATACCCGAGCCCCGAAGGAACCGAAACGTGGACAACCAAGAGCTGCAACATCCAGCTGGGGGCCTGCCGGCGCCCCACCCTGATGAGGCTCTGATCGAGAGCCAGAACGCCCGCCGCCTCGGCCGTCGCCGCCAAGCTGCGGCACTCGCGCTGGAGGTGGACCGTGTCGACGGATCCGATCTCGACCGATTCGGTGAACGCCGCGTCGTCGGTGGCACCTTCGAATCCCTGCAGGCTGTGCCTGAGCGAGAAGTAGCCCAGAACACGCAGCTGAGTATGGCTGACATCATGCAGTTCCTCAGTGGGCTGTCATTCGACCCCTCACAGGAGACGCTGGGGCTGACTCAGTTCCAGTCATCGTTCGGCCCGAACATCCTCGGCCTGAACACGTCCGGCCTTGACCAAGGAGGCAGCCCGTGAGTGACCCCATGACCATCGCCAAGCGGTTTCAGGCTCTGGACACCGACAGGCAGACAGCACTGGCCCGGAAGCGCGAGCACGCTCGCATGACCATGCCAACGCTGCTACCCCCGGCGGGGCATACCGTGCACACTCTGCTCGATGTGCCCTACTCGTCCGTCCCGGCCGAAGGGGCCAGCTCCCTCGCCAGCCGCATCACCTCCATGGTGTGGCCGACGACCGGGCAGGCGGTGTTCGAAGCCGAGCTGACCCAAGCCTTCGACCCGGGGGGCCGAGACGACACCGAGCTGAGCGCCAGCTTCCAACGGTTCGAACAGCTCGTCATGAGTGTGCTCGCCCCGACCAACCTACGCGCCACGACGTTCCTGTCGTACCAGCACGAGGTGGTTGTCGGTGACTCGCTGATGCACATGGATGACGACTTCCACTTCCGCATGTTCCGTGCCGACCAGTTCGTGGTGCGGCGCAAGCATGAGGGAGACTGGCAGGAGATCCTCCTCGTCGAGGCCGTGCTTCCCGAGTGGGAGCCAGAGCTTGCTCTGCCCAATTCTGGTCCGGGCCCTGTGCAGGCTCCAAAGTACACGTCGTTCCCCTCCTCGCCGCAAGGTGAGAAGTGGGAGTACCTGTACACCGCGATCACCAAGGACCCGAAGACGGGTGAAGTCACTGTGGTGCAGGAGCACCGCGACCGAGAGGTCGGACGCAAGCAGTTCAAGACCAGCCCGTACTTCCCCGGCCGCTGGGGCGCCATCGCAGGGGAGCCTTACGGCATCTCCCTCGTGGAGTCCATCTTCGGGGACATCCGTGCCCTGTCGATGCTGAGCAAGTCGCTCTACGACCTGTCCGCACTCGTGTCCGAGCACCGCTGGGGTGTCAACACTGCCGGTATCACCGAGCTGCAGGACATGCTCGACTCCGTCAACGGCGGAGCGGTCCCAGCTGCACCGGGAGACATCTTCCCGCTGCAGTTCGCGTCCAGTCAGGCGCTGTCGGCCCTGTTCGCCACGGTACAACACCGTGAGCAGCTGGTCGGCCGACGCTTCCTGATGAACAGCGCCGTGCAGCCGACAGGCGAGCGCGTCACTGCCCGTCAGGTGTCCATTCTGGCCCAAGAGCTGGAGGGCATGCTAGGTGGGGTGCTGTCGATCGCCGCGCGCGACAAGCAGGAGCCCGTCATCAAGCGTGTCATCTCCGTGATGGCCGACAAGGACATGATCCCCTCCGAGATCAGGGACCAGATCCTCGATCCGGCCGGGTTCGTCAAGCTGCGCATCCGTGCGGGTCTTGAGATCCTGAACCGCGAGGTCGAGCGCGAGAAGCTCGACTCCATGGTGGTCAACATGCGCAACCTGCCGCCCGAAGCCTTCGAAGGTGTCATCTGGCCCGCCGTCATGCGGGACTGGTGGCAGTCGCAGGGTATGGAGACCAAGGGTCGCATCATGTCCGAGGAAGAGCTGGCCCAGAAGCGGCAAGCAGAGCAGCAGCAGGCCATGCAGGCCCAAGCACAACAGGCAGCGCTAGGTGCCGCCCAAGCAAGAGCAAGTCAGCCGCCTCCGGCTGAATGAGGAGAGAGACTATGTCCGTTGAGAAGCCCGATACCAGCACCGCCGAGGGGCGTGCAGCCCAGATGGTCCAGTTCAGCATGGCGCAGCCACACAAGGTGCCTGCCAAGTTCAAGCGCGAGGACGGTACGGTGGACGGAGACGCCCTCCTGCAGTCCTACACCGAGCTTGAGCGGCGACAGAGCGGAGGCAGCCCTGCTCCCGCCCCTGATCCGGTGGCTGCCACTGACCCGGCCGCAGCTCTGGAGGACTCGGTAGACGTCGAGGCGGGTGAGAACGCTCTCGCAGCGGCTGAGGGGCAGGAAACTAAGAGCCTCGACGATATCCTCGCCGGGCTGGGCGTCAAGGGGGATGCCACTGCCCCTTCCATGGCCGAAGCATGGGCTACTGCCGAGGAACAGGCCAAGACTGGCACCCTCACCGAGGACGCCCTCGATGACCTGAAGGCTGCAGGGGGTACCGACGGCATGCTGCGTGTTCTGGCCGATCGAGCCAAGAGCGTGCAGACTGAGCGCATCGCTGACGCGGTCAGGATCGCCGGCTCTCAGGGGGATCTGAGCAAAGCCATCAACTGGGCGAAGTCCAAGCTGCTACTGAGTGAGCGGCAGCAGCTCGCGCAGGCTCTGACCGGGCCCAATGCGTCCATGGTCATGGAGGGTCTTGTTGCACGGGCCCGCGCTGCCGGCGCCATGGGTGAGCCGGGCACGCTGCAGGACGTTCCGGGATCTCCGCCCCTGTCCAGCAACGCTGCGCTTCGCCCGTTCGCTGACGGCACCGAGTATATGGCCGCGATGGGTAACCCCCAGTATCGCAAGGACCCTGAGTACCGACGCGAGGTGGCCAAGCGCCACGCCATCACTGTCGGCAAGGATCCTTCACGCTTCGACGGCATCCCCATGTGAAATATACCCGTCTCAGCCTCTCAACGATGCGGGCTGGGGCCGTGTAAACCGACCGCGCCTCTCGACGATGCGCACTTCGGTCGGTGATGCCATGGTAGTTCAACGGTAGAACACCGGAATTATAGCCCGGCAACGGTGGTTCGACTCCACCCCAAGGCTTTTGTTAGATCGCCCCGATAGACCTGTACGCATGGCACGAAAGTCCCCAGCAGCAGATAGTCGGTCAGGCCCGCAAGATATGGACCCCCTGTGAGGGATAATCCAAGCACATCAGTGCAGCGAGAGCGGACAACCTGAATGGCAAGTTCACACTACAATAGGAGGACAGCATGCCTGTCGCCAATTCGCTCATTCTGGGCGCCAACTCCGCTCTCGCCCCCGCCTCGTACTCTGACCTCTACATCGACCAGTACAGTGGTGAGGTGATGACCCGGTTCAACGAGTACCTCGGCATCGCTGATATGGTGAAGCGCAAGAACATCATGACGGGCAACAGCGCCCGCTTCCCCCGCCTCGGCGGCATCGGTGCTGAGCGCCATGCCCGTGGCACTCGGCTCCTCGGCCTCGACGCTGAGCGCACCGAGCTGAGCATCGGCCTCGATGAGCGCCCCCTCGTGTCCCACTTCCGGGTGGACGACATCGACGAGATGCTCATGCACTTCGAATCCCGTTCGGAGTACGCCCTGCAGTCGGCTCAGGCCCTCGCTGAGGCGCAGGATCGCTATGCTGCCCGGCTGGCCATCAACGCCAGCCGAGCCACCCCCGCCGCCCTGTACGGTGGCACTGCTTCGTCCTTCCCGGGCGGCGGCAGCGACGGTGCTGGTGCGGCCAAGGACGTGGACATGCAGAACACTGCAGGTGCCACGCCCTCGGACGACCAGATCGGTAACTTCCTCACTGCCATTGACGAGATCATCGTCCGGTGGGACCTGCTCCGCGTTCCGTTCAACGCCCGCAAGGCGTGGGTGGACGTGGTCTTCTGGCACGCGCTGCGTCAGTTCGGTTCGCCGCGTTCGGCTGCCGACCTCAACAACGGCCGACGCCCCCTGTTCATGACTAACGACGGCACCTATGGTCCCGCCGAAGGTTCGGAGCAGTTCGGCCCGGGCGCTGTCCCCAACTTCAATGAGGCCATCGACTACAACGGCATCATGATCCGTCGTTCGAACCTCCTGCCCAACGGTCAGGACCTGTCAAACGACGATGAGGTTCGGTATCAGGGCGACTTCTCCAGCACTCGCGGCATCGTGATGCAGGAGGAGTGCGTCGGTATCGTGACCAAGATGGACATCCAGACCGAAGCCGGTCGGATGATCGACTATCAGGACTTCCTGTTCGTCACCAAGATGCTCTCGGGCGGTGGTACGCTCCGTCCCGAATGCGCCGTCGAGCTGATCGACTCCAACTCCTGATAGGAGCCTGAATTATGGCTATCGAAAACACTCGCTATACCCCCAAGCGGCGGGGCCCGTCGCTGAATGACGGCCTTGGTGGATCGTCCGAGCGGCCCTCCGCTCAGGTCAGTGACCGCGTCCTCCGGGTCGTGGGTCACCGCACCGAGGACATCCGCCTCACCCCCACGGGCACTGACGTGTCCGCGGGCGTGGGTGCTCTCTACGACTTCGGTGCTGTCTCCAAGTCCGCCGTTGGTACCTACATGGTGACCCGTCAGGGTGCTGCCAGTGCTGCCGCGGAACCCCTCGGCGCTCTTGAGCATGTCGAGTTCATCCTGTCCGAGGCCACCGCCGGCGTCTTCACTGCGGTCACCCGCCTTGATGACGAGGGCGGTACCGCCACCAACGACGCTGACGACCCCTCGGCGTCTGACGCCACGATGACCGCTGTTGCTGATGCTGCGCTTGACGGCACGGGCAGTGACTCGCGGGCTACCGTGTTCGTCGCTACCGCGGCTGACGTTGTCGACGCTGCGGCGTGGACTGCGGCGGCCACTCTGGTGGCCGGACACCTGTACGTGCTCGACGCGGTGGCTGCGGCTACCCACGTCTTCACGGCTCAGCGCCTCACCGGCTGATACCCAGCTCTCTCTCCGCCTCATCTCTGCCACTGGTAGAGGTGGGGTTTTTTTGGAACCCCTCATGCCCATCCGCCCACGCGAACTGAACGACCAGACTACCGACGCCCGCCTCAGGGAAGTCATCAGGTACATGGTGAATCAGGAGATCCAGCGTATGGTGCGGACCACCTCAGG